GCTACTCCAAGCGACTACAACGGAGTATTTATGATTAAAGTAACAGGTGCATCAACCTTTACTTACACAATGCTTTCTGTACCAGCTACTAATGCTACTGTAGTGGGTGCTTATACTATTAAAATAAGTACCCCAATCCATACACTAATGGATTACCCTACTAATAGCGGTTATAAGCTATTTGGGGCGTGTGGAAACACTATTTATGACTGCAAACCGGCAACTGCGGTTTCTTATTTCACAGGCATTTCTAGCGATAAACTGCAATTTGTCAACATTACTAATAGCGCAGGCTCATTTTTAGTAGCTTGTAATGGTGTTGACCCTGTAATGGTCTTTAATGGCACTTCTTGGTTTTATATAGCCACTACTAGCACAGCCCAAACAATTAGCACCATTACTCGTGTAGGAACTCTAGCTACATTGACTACGGCTGCGCCACATGGTTTAGTTAGTAACAATTATGTTACTATTTCTGGCGCTACTGAGGCGGCTTATAACGGCTCTTATGTTATTACAAAAACAGGTGCAAGTACCTTTACTTACACTATGGCAACAACGCCTGCTGCTAACGCTACAGTAGTTGGTACATACACAGTTTTAGGCATTACAGGCGCAGATTCATCAACTTTTATTAATGTAAACCTGTTTAAAAATCGCCTATATTTTACGCAAAAAGACACTCTTGCTTGCTGGTTTTTAGATGTAGATTCTATTGCTGGCGCTGCTTCTCCTCTTTATTTCGGTGGAATTGCACGAAATGGTGGTTATTTGCAAGCAATGGGTACTTGGACATTAGATGCTGGACAAGGCGCTGATGACTACGCAGTCTTTGTAACTAGTATGGGTGAAGTCATTGTTTATAACGGCACAGACCCTACTACAATCGCTACATGGGCATTAAAAGGCGTATGGCAATTAGGGCAAACTTTTAGTCGTAGGTGCTTCTTTAAATGGGCTGGTGATTTACTTTTACTTACTCAAGATGGTTTAGTGCCTCTTGCTTCTGCGCTTCAATCTAGCCGACTCGACCCAAGAATTAACTTAACAGACAAGATTTTTTACCCTATTAGTCAAGCTGCTACTAATTACTATGCTAATTTCGGTTGGCAAATTAACTACTTTGCTAGTGAAAATATGCTGATTTTGTCTATTCCTACCGATATAGGTATGGAACAGTATGTAATGCACACCATTACTAAAGCATGGGCAAGATTTACAGGTATCCAAGGCTATTGTTGGGAAGTATCCGGTGATGCTGATATGCACTTTGGTAGTGATGGATTTGTAGGTACTTTGTACTCTTCTTTATCAGATAATGGCGCAAACATTTCTGCAACTGCACAAACAGCTTATTCTTATTTTGAGTCACCAGGGCAATTAAAACGTTTTGTGATGGTAAGACCTATACTTCAATCTACAGGTGGCGTACCAGCCGTTTTATGCGGTTTAAGCGTAGATTTTGACACTCAATCACAGTTAGGCGCAGTTTCATTTAACCCTGCTGCACAATCTGAAGGTATTTGGGATACATCAACTTGGGATGGCAATGTTTGGGGTGGTGGACTTATTACTACTAAAGTATGGCAAGGTGTCACAGGAATAGGTTTTAGTGGCTCTATTAACATTAATGTGGCATCAAGAAACATTGAATTACATTGGGCTAGTACCGACTATATTATGGAAAAAGGTGGTGTGATTTGATTCTTATTAATCAGCAAAGTCTTAAAGACTGGGCTATTAAACATAAGATTCCGACTCCACCTGACGCACATTATGTCGGTCAGGTATTAAATGATGAAATTAGGGCAGTAGTGGTATTTTGCGGTTTTTATGGTAAATCTTGCATGATTCATGTGGGGTCAGAAGGTAAGCATTGGGCAACTAAAGATTTTCTTAAAAAGGTCTTTGATTATCCGTTTAACACATTGAAATTAAAGGTTATAATTGGCACAGTTGCAGGGAGTAACAAAAAAGCCCTAAGACTAGACCGACACCTTGGTTTCAAAGATGTTGCTTTTATCCCTGATGCACATGACGATGGGGATTTGGTAATTCTAGAAATGCGCCCAGAATATTGTAAATGGGCATAAGGAGATAGTAATGGGTGCAGGTTCGACATTTTCACAAGGCGCTACGGCTGATACAGTTAATCCGTATGCTGGCGCTACAAACCCTTATTTGCAAGCTGCTAATGCACAAGCACAAGGTAATTTAGCTGGCGCACAAACAGCTACCCAAGCTAATCGAGTTAATCAAAATACGCTTTATGGTGGCTTAAACTACCAACAAGGTACAGATGCTAATGGTAATCCTACTTGGACTGCCAATCAAACTGGTACTGACCAAACTCAAGGACTTGTAAATTCGTCTTTGGCTGGATTACAAGCAAGTATTAATAACCCTGCTTATGGCATTAATCCTGGTCAAACATACAGCGATGCGATTATGCAACGCTTACAGCCACAAATGGCGCAATCCGCAGAGTCAAATAAAGCTGCTTTAGCTAATCAAGGAATTGTCCCTGGTACTCAGGCTTATGACAATGCTATGCGTACATTCCAGCAAGGTCAAAACGATTTACTGACAAGCGCCCAAGTACAAGGTATGAATACTGGTTTGCAAGCACAAGCGCTGCAAGGTACACAAGCTGGACAGATTAAAAACTTGACTACACCTAACCTTATTAATGCGCCTACTCAAGCTGCGGTTGCAGGCCCTGATTACATGGGTGCAGTAGGTAGTCAAACTGCTGCACAAATTGCTTCTAATAATGCTGCATTAGGTCAGCAAACAGCCAATACACAAGGTCTTTATGGACTAGGCTCTGCTGGTATCTTAGGTTTAGCTGCTAATCCTGGTGTAATTTCATCCATTGGTAGTGGTTTATCAAGTCTTGGTACTTCACTTTTTGGTTAATTATGTTTAAAAGCAAACATTCTGGTTGGACTTTTGAGTTAAAGCGTACCCCTTTTGGTGGTGGTGGTGGCTCATGGAATCCTGTAAACATTGTTTCTGACGCTGTTTCTTCAGTAAGCGATGCTTTAGCTTCTGTTGACCCTGGCCCTGCTATTGGTAGTGGTTTAGCGCAAGTAGACCAAACAGTAAACAATACTATTCCTGGGGGCTGGATTACTGTAGGTGCTTTAGCTGCTGGTGGTTTAGCACTTGCTTATGCACCAGAAGTTATGGCTTTAGCTGCTTCTGAAGGAATTACACCTGAAGTTGCTGCAATAGCTACAGGAACAGCACCTATTGATGTTGCAACCGGTGCAACTGTACCTCTTGAAACATTGGCTGCGGATGTTGGTACTTCTACAGGTACTGGTTTAACTGGCGGTGCTGGTGGCTCTACAGGTATTCTTAGTGGTGGCACAACTGCTGGTTTAACTGCGCCTACAAGTGCTGCTATTGCTGTAGACCCTGCTATTGCTGCTGGTACTGGCGCTGGATTACCTGCTGCTGGTACTACTGCTACAGGTGCTGCTATGGGTGCTGGAACAAGCGGTGTAGGAAGTTTAAGCCCTGCACTACCTGCTGCTGGCGCTACTGAAACAGGCACAATGTCTGCTGCATTAGCACCAAATACTGTATTAGGGACAGGCGCAGATGCTGGCGGTGCTATTGGCGCAAGTTATCAATTAGGCGCAGATGGTTTACCAGCTACAAATGCAATAGGGACACCTGTTTCTGGAAGCTCTGTTGGTATTGGTGGCAGTACCGCTACTCCTGTTTCTTTTTCATCTTCTGATTTAGCAAATTTACTTAAATCTAGTGCAGCTTCAGGCGCTACTTCAGCATTGCAAAAAATAGCAACCTCTAATTCAGGAAGTGCTATACCAGCATTGTTGCGTGGTAATCAAAATCCATTTTTGCAAACAGCACAACAACAACCTATTAGAGATAAACAACCATTAGATTTAGCTTCATTGGCTAATTTACTAAAGCAGGGATAATCATGGCAGACCCAACAAACCTTTCAGACCAACAATTTCTATCACAAGACCC